TAAAGACAATAACATTGTAGAGAGAAATAAAGACAATACAGTTACTAATAACGTTGAGAGGGTTACTAAAGACAATAATGTTGAAACTGTTGAAAGTTATGTGGAAAACAATAGAACTGAAAATGTAGGTAGCGTTTTTAAGACTATAAGTGAAAAAATAAAGACTATACCTGATACAGTTCGGGAATACTTAACTAATTATAAACAAGAAAATAATACCAGTAGAGATTCTACTGTTGAAAAACGAGAGATTAAAGTATCTAGTGACAGGGAAAAACCCGTAAGTGTAGACAACCCAGAAGCGGATAATATTAGAGATTCACAGGAAATAATGGCTGATAATTCTAAGAGTGATCTAGAATTATCTAAGCAAATGCTCGATACTACGAGAGAGCAGTTAACAGTATTACAAGAAATTAGAGACGCTCTTACTCCAAAGACCCCCGGTGAGTTGAGCGGCGGTAACGGGCCTCCTTCACCTGGCTCCAAAGCTGCTGAGGCTGAAGAAAAACCGGGGGGATTTAATCCTTTAGATCTCTTAGATTTAATACCAGGTAGAAGAGGTAAGCCAGGCGCTAAGGTACCAGGTAAAGCTCCTGGTGGTATGTCTAAGCTGCTTAAGGTTGGGGGTGCTGCACTTGCTATTGGAGCCGGTGCTTATACTGCATATCAAGGGTACAGTGCAGCTGAAGACACAAAGCAATCTAAACTAGAAGGGGTACAAGCTCAACTGGATGCAGGTCAGATTACTACTGAACAAGCAGCTGAGCAAAGAAAAGAAATAGGTAATACAGCAACAGTAGAGAAGAGCGGTGCAGTAGGTGAAGGTACCGGTCTTGCAGGAGGAGCAATTGCAGGAGGAATAGCGGGAGCTAAACTAGGTGCAACGATAGGTACCTTTTTTGGACCAGGTATAGGTACGGCTATTGGTGCTGGTGTTGGAGGGTTAGCAGGTGGTGCATTAGGTGCATTTGCTGGATCTAGTGCTGGTAAATATGTTGGCGAAGCCATAGGTGGCGGTATAAACACTGTTAAAAACTTCTTTGGAGGTAGCGACGTCGGAGAAAAAACCAAGGAAGCAGTTACTGGCACAGCACCTACAACCGATGTACAATTTAATGAAGCTGAATTTGCTAAAGGTGATCCTCAAACATACCAGAAATTTGTTGAATTTAAAGATAAACGAACCACAGAAATATCAAACGAATTTGCTAAGAAGTTTGGAAGAGATAAACCTAATCAAGCAGATGTACAGGTTGCACAAGCTAAAGCAAAAGTAGAAGCTATAGAAAAATTTAAGAAAGAAATTGAAGTATCAGGTGCAGGTAAGTCAATAGCTAAAGTTGAAAAGTCTAGCGGTAAGACTGCTGAAGTTGATAGTAAGATGGTAAGCGGTACTGCTACAGGAACTTTACCTGAGGAAAAGGGTATCTTATCTAAAGCAGCAGATACTGCCAAGTCTGTTGGTTCGAGTGTTGCTGGGTTCTTTGGATTTGGAGATAAAAAGAAAACCGATACTGTGGATCCAAATACCAAAAGTGGTTCTACTGAAGCTCCTGCAACCTCTACATCTACTGTTGCGGGGGCTAAGCGCGGCGACTCTGGGTGGAACAATACTCCAGCCGGCGCTACAGTAGTTGATGAAAAAGGAAATCGTAGACAAGCTACTTTAGAAGAGGTTAACGCTGTCAAAGATGAACAACGTAAGACAGCAGGTAATAACTATGCGGCGGTTGTTCCACGAAGAGTGGACTCTACTAATGCAGCTGGCGCAACGGTTGCTCAAACTTCCACCGAAAATGCTGATATGTCAAGAGAGGCAGGTAAGGGTGGTAATAATAATACTGTTGTTTCTAACAATGTAAGTAATAATGAAACAACTAAATTTATGCCTTCTAAACCTTCTCCAAGACCGGAGTTTACAGGTTCTGCACTAGATCGATATTTAAATAAAACTGCGGTATACTAATAAAAAAGGGGCATTTTAAGCCCCTTTTCTTTACTTCTTCTCAGCCGGCTTGTCTGCCGGCTTTGCTGCAGGCTTCTCAGCCGCTTTCACCTCTACTGGTTTAGTATCGGCTTTCTTTTCAGCGGGCTTAGCTTCTACTTTCTTATCAGTAGGTTTAGCTTCTACTTTCTTCTCCGCCTTCTTCACAACGTGGCAACCATCTGCCTCCGTCTGACCTTCTTTACAAGGCTTTTTAGGACCTGGTGCATCGGCGGCAAAGGCAGTCAAAGCAAGCGTAGAGATAACAATTGCAAAAATATTCTTCATAAAAATCTCCAAAAAATTAAATTAAAGTTACACTAAAATCTAATTAGCTCGTCACCCTACCTGGACCTAAGTTACTAATGGTAACGAGTATCCAGGATCGGGCTAAGACTACCTAATTAATCGTCATTCGCCAACTTGGCGAAATAAGATAGGGAATCATCTGCGTTGTCGAAATCAGCCTTGGGCTTGGCGGCAGGCTTGGCTGCAACCGGCTTAGGCATATCTTCTTCCAGGCTTGTGACTTCAGCACGGGGTGCAGATGCACCTGTTGCAGTCAGAACCACCAGAAGCTTAGTTTTCAACTCGTCATATGACTTAAAGTTTTTAGGATCAACAAACTCAGCTAATGAGTGTTGCTTTTTCCAGATTGACTCCATTTGTTCGTCTTCCGCTAAAGGCGTTGCTGAATCAAATTCAGACTTATCGTAGTTACGATAACCTTCAACATTACGAATCTTCAACTTGAAGTTTGCACCCTTCCAGAAGTCGAAAGGATTAACTGGATCCTCGTCCTCAAATTGAGGCTGCATCACATCCTTGATCTTATCAAAGATCTTCTTACCAAACTTATACAGCTTGACAGTGCCTTCGTTCTCAGGATGTGCAGGATCTTTAACCACGTAGATATTAGCCACATAGGTCAGGCGGCGTTTTTGCTTACGTACCAGATCTTTGTTAGCCTCGATACCAGAATTCCACAACTCAGTATTGAGTTCAGAAACAGGATCGGCTTTACCTAGGGTTGTAAGAGAGTTCTCGATGTACCACTTACCTGTAGGGCCTTGGAAGCCATGGTTCCAAATACGAACCCAGGGTAACTCTTCGCCTGCTGACGGTGGTAGGAATCGAATGACTGCGTAACCGTTACCGGCTTTATCTACTTCCGGTTGCCAGAAGCGGTCATCTTTTGCGTTGTCTTGAGTCTGGGGTGTTGCAATCTTTTCGACTTCTTTCATCAATTTGTCGAAACCACCAGAGCTCTTTTTTAGGGAACTGAAATCTAATGCCATAATTTTCTCCTTGTATGCGTAGTATAGCGTTGTATTAGTGTTGTATTTTATTATTGTTCATCATCTAGATCATCATAATCTTCTACATCACTGTTATTAAGATCGAGACTTTCGTCCTCCTCTTCTAACATATTATATATGCTCTTCCGATATTTGCCACTCTTATCGACACCCTTAGTAACTTTACGTACCTTCTTGTCGTAATCGATCTCAAAATTTTTACGTTTCATCTCTGTTACTATCAACTGCAATAAACGGCCAGGCTGAAATACGTTTTGTAATTTCGGACTGGTGATGTGCAAGTTTAATCAAATATCGTTGGGTTTCTCTAATATGTTCGGACAGCTCTGTCATACTGTCTTGCATGATACAAATAGACTTTTCAATCTCCGTAATACGGGCTTCAGAAAGGTCCAATTGCTCTTCGGTAAATTTCATTGTACTTGTCTTTTTTAATTTCTAGAAAAGGTGAATACTTCTTAATAATTCTAGACGTATCCGGCCAGACTAAATCATCTTTTAGATCTTGATCTAATTGATCAGTAAAATTATTTAGCTTATTCAGGATTACAAGAGTCTCAATTGAGATATCGTTCCGAAGATACATTTTTACAATAGGTGGGTGTTGCCCATTATTGCATTTGAAGAGACCGTCAAAGGTAATACTGCTCTTATCGGCAAACAGTACAGCCTTATCTAGTTCTTTTTTAAACGTATATGAGATAGATTCTATACGTTTCTTCCATCCCTGGTAGCGGTCTTTGGCTTCTACGTCAAATACTCCGCCCCATCTATCACCGGACACAAAATTGGCTACTAAGAAGTCTACAATATCTTTATCCGAATACGTTTCAGCTACTCGGTTAATTGATAGAAGATCTTTTCGCTTAAGAAAAGAATTCTTAGTAGCACGAACACGTCCCTGCTGTTTAATTACATCATAACTATCTGTCGTAAAATGTAAGCGTAATGCCAAATAATAACGATAGACTTCAAAGGGCTGCATAATCATACAGGTAAGTGACCTCGGGGTTTAATCATGTTAGCTAGTTCAGCCTCCATTTGAATCTTCTCTCGAAGCTTCTGATTAATCAATGAACCGATACTATCAATATCGATTTCTTTTTCATTACAATAATTAATAACTGCATCCATATAGGTTATCTTAAATGCCGATACCTGCTCATCAATGTATAAACTAAACTCAGTAGGGGATCTAAATCGTTTAGTAATTACAAGAGCATCGGTCAGTTGTTCGTTTTCGTCTGTCATACAAAGTAAATAAGGCCTAACAATACTGCTTGAATGGCGAAACCAAAACCAATTGTCACTACCATCAGCATATCTTTAAGTATAGCTGATCTTACAAAATAAAGCAACAGCCCCGTCCACAACATTAATGTTATATCTAGTGGTGGCATCTTATCTGTTGCGCCTGCCATTACAGCAATAAAGCCTGGAATGGTTGCACCGATTAATACCACAACACTAATCCATGCAAACGTATCGGCTGTAGCTTTAGTAAAGCCTTCGAAGTAAGAGAATACTTGATTTTTAAATTGGTTAAATTTTTCCATTTTTCTCTCCGTAAAATATATGACGACCGATTTGACTGATTTTTGGAAGATTCCAATTGGGGTTTACATAATCGGCATGATAATACATTGCCTTATGCATTGAAGGTAATCTAAAGTTTTCTAGAAGTACTTTCTTAGCCACTTCCATTGACTCTTTATAATGAGCATTAGATCTTACCTTAGGACCACTTTCGCAGTACCATGAGAACTGACAGATGACTCTACCGTAAACTACGTTCTTTTGATATACCACGTTACAGATATCAGACGGAAACCTACCTGACTCTGCTCGATTTAATGTAACTTGTGCAACTGCAACCTTACCTTCAAAGGGCTCTGTAGCCGCCTCGTGATAGATGTTCTTTGCAAGACAAGTTAACTGTCTATCTCTTTCCTCCATTGTAATTGGGGTACCGTTATACTGCTTGGTATTATGATAGTGGATTCTACTGGCAGTAAATTTGGTAACTAAAAATACCATCAATACCACAAGACCTATTTTTAAAAATAGATTAAAAGTTTTTACCATTGGTTTTCCTTATTAAGGAGGCTCCTGAGTTAACAAGAGCCCCTACCTTCAGA